TGGAGTTCTATTTATGAATATATGGGAAGTTGCAACAGGTGTGGCTACTCAAACAGCGTTATAATAGGATAATAAATTATGAAAATAACATACGAAGTATCAGATTATTTAAAAGAGAACTTTCCTGATAGTGGCTTTATGTTGAGGAATATCGGTTATGATAAAGAACCTGATTATACTGATGAAGCCTTTGCAAAAGGTTTAACATGGAGAGAAGGAAATCCTGATCCAAAACCTATATGGTCAGAAATTAAAGATGACTTTATGGTTAAGTATAATGAAGTGAATGCTTTAATCCCAGCTAGAGTTGGGAGAAAAAGAGCATATCCTGAAATTGTTGAACAGTTGGATATGATGTATCACTCTATGGATGATTGGAAGGCTCATGTTAAAAAAATAAAAGACGATCATCCTAAACCAGAATGAAAATATTCCTCTGGATATTAGGTGGGGCAATAGTTGTAGCCGTTGGTTTATTTATAGCT